CCTCGTTATGGCAAAGCTCTGCTTGCTTGCGGCATGAGCGAGACCATCGTTGCTACTACCAGCGTCACCTACGCTCCTGTGAGCGCCAGCTTTGGTAGCTGCACCATCTACTACAACGTTGATGGTGTGCTGCATAAGGTGACCGGCGCTCGCGGTACGTTCACCATCAACGGTGCCGTTGGCGAAATCCCCACAATTGATTTCACTTTCACCGGCATCTACAACACGCCGACTGATACGGCACTGCCTTCGGTGACCTACGGCGATCAGGCTACGCCTGTTGTCTTCAAGAATGGCAACACGACTGGCTTTGAGCTGCTGTCCTACGCCGGCTGCCTGCAATCCGTGTCGTTTGACGTTGGCAACACGCTGGTTTATCGCGATCTGATCAACTGCACCAAGCAAGTGCTGCTGACTGATCGTGCCAGCACTGGCAGCGTGACCATCGAAGCGCCGACCATTGCTGCGAAGAACTACTTCACCGCTGCCCTGACCGACGGGACGCTGGGCAACCTGCTGTTCCAGCATGGCCAAACTGCTGGCAACATTATCGATTTTGCCTCCACGCGAGTCGACATCGGCGATGTGAGCTACAGCGATCAGGACGGCATCCACATGCTGAACATCCCGTACACCTGCGTGCCTAGCACTGCCGGCAACGATGAGTTCAGCTTGGTCTACACTTGATCTGGATTCGGACGGAGAACCCTGGGGCCGCTAATGCGGCCCTTTTTATTGGGTGTATGCTGGCGAAGTATCGCGTGCATTACGCATGGCATTTGTCCGTAAAAAGGTCAAGATTTTTAGCTGGCCTGTGTCGATCGAGGAGCCTGCTGATGGCGGCACTTTTGATACGGCCACATTTGACGCCAAATTCAAGCGGGTTGGCCGTAAGGAGTTTCAGAAGCTGGGCGAGAAGGGCGAGCTTGATCTGCTGAAAGTGATCATGGTCGGCTGGGAGGGCATCCTTGATGAGGACGGCAAGGAAGTGCCGTTTTCGCTTGAGGCAATGCGTGAGTTCAGCGATGATCCGTATTGGATCCGTGGTGTGCTGAAGGCTTACACCGAGACATTTGAGGGCGGCCGCCAGGGAAACTAAGAGATGCTGCCGTCTACTGGGCAGGCGGCGGCAAGAGGGTAGAAGACAAAACAAAGGAGGACGCTGCTGTGTTTGGCATTGTCCTCCCCGAGCAGCCGCGTGATGAATCGGCTGATTTTGAAGTTTGGGACGAAAACTGGGACATTGTGATGATGTTCCTGCGGATGCAAACGCAGTGGACAACCACGATGGCCGGCTATATGGGGCTGCGATATGACGTATTGCTTGCGGCCGGCGGAATGTTCGACCTCTACAATGTGGAGAATCGCCGCGAGATGCTTGAAGACCTCCAGACAATGGAGGCTGCAGCGTTAAGCGAATTGGCCAAGGACAAGGATGGCTAAACAGGTAAGCGAAATTCTCGTCAAGCTTGGCATCCAGGGCTTTGAGGGCCTGGACAAGCTGAAGAGTTCGTTTCGCGAGCTTGAAAAGTCCATTGGCCCGTCAAACGCAACAATCGAAAAAGCTCGTCGCAGCATTATTGAGTTCGGTGACGCAAGCAGCAGAACTGAGCAAGTTATTCGCGGACAGCTTGAAGCTTTCAAGGGCTTGCGCGGGCAGGCTGAAATTGGCTCTTCAACTTATAATAAATTAACAAGCAATATTGCTGCGCTTGAGGTTGAGCTGCGTGGCAGCACAGCCGCAATTGATCAACAGCGCGAGTCAATACTTCGCGCTACTGCCGCTTCCGAACGCAACGCTCAGGCATTGCAGCAACAGGTTCGCGCCTTAACTGAGCTTCAAAGACAAACAAGGCCGGGGTCTTCTGCTTTTGCGCAGCTTGGGAAAGATATTGACAACGTTAAGACAAAGCTTACAGGTCTTGGAAGCGAGGCTCAGCAGTTTAGCCGTGCGTTAAATGCTGGCTTTGGTGCAACTCCTGAGAAGCTTAGCAGTCAAATTGCAACGCTAAGGCGTGGACTAGTTGAACTTCGATTTGATTCGGAAAAATACCTTGAAACATTAGAGCGCATTCAACTGCTTTCTATAACACAAGCGGGCCGTACTGGTCGGGCAGAAGTTATTGCTGGATTTCAAGCGTTTCAAAGCCCTGTTTTTAGAGGGGGCTACGCGGACCCATCGAGGCTTCCGGGTTTACCAGATACAACCGCAGCTCTTGAGCAGCAGCTTTCTGAATTGGGCAGAGAGCTTGCAAACGTAGAGCGTGGCAGCGCTCGATACGTTGAAGTATCCAACCGCATGGCGGATATTCAACGTGAATTGCGTCGCGAACTGACCGGTACCGCAGAAGCGTTTCGCCGTTTAGATGCTGCTCAGGCTGGCGTTGAGCGACGTGCTGACAAAATTGCGGGAATTCAGGAATATTACAGAACGCAAGGCCCAATGGCGCCTGGTGTTGGCGGCTTCAGGGATCCTGCGACTGGAGCAATCATTGCCGCTGGCGCCAGAACGCCTGGCCGCATCAGGGTTGAAGAGGCTGCATATCCAACACCGATTGGACCGCAAGCATTTCCAGAAGCTGGCCGTCGTGCGCAGGAATCAATCCAGCAAGCGATGAATGACGTGAATCGCATCTACGAAGATGCGCGCATCCGTCGTGTAGAACTGCAATCAAAATATGATCAAATTCAAATTGATAAAATGCTTGAGGGGCTTGACCTTGAAGGCCGAGTAAGAGAAAAGGGTTTCCGAGACGAGCTGGCTGCATTTGATAGGCAGCTTGAGGCAAGAGATCGCCGGAGGCGTCGTGGTATTACGGCTGGGCAGGCTGTGCAAGCTGCGGGTGCTGTTATTTCAGGCGGTATTTTTGGCGGCCCAGAAGGTTTGCTTGGTGGCCTAGGGGGAGCTATCGGTGGATCTCTAATACCCGGCCTCGGGACGGTTGGCGGCGCTTTTGCGGGCGCGGCAGTTGGCGCGCAAATTGGCATGCTCAGGCAGCAAGCTGGAGCAATTGGGGAATATGTCGCCCAATTAAACCTTGCCAAAACAACACTTGCGCAAGCTGCGTCTAGCCAGGAAGAGTACAACAGGTTGCTTCAGCTTGCGCGATCCGTTAGCTCTGACTATGCAGTTGGATTGCGTCCGTCGATTGAAGGTTTAGCGCAAGTTGCTACTGCCGCTGCTGCCAATAATCTCACTTTCAAGGAAACAGAAGCGATCTACAGGGGGATCATTGCTTCTGGCGTTGCCTTTGGTAAATCGCAGCAGGATCTTGATGCTCTAATTAGGGCAACAACTCAGGTGCTCTCAAAAGGCAAAGTAAGCGCCGAGGAAATGTCGGGTCAAATTGGCGAACGCTTACCGGGGGCTGTAGCCAAATTTGCTGCGTCAACAGGAAGAACGCTACCCGAGCTCTCTAAGGCGTTTGAGCAAGGCGAAGTAACAATTGCAGATTTTGTGAAATTTGCATCCGATCAGTTTGAGGAGTACGACGATGTTGCTCAATTGATCGCAGAAGGGCCGGAGAAAGCTGGCGTGCGTTTGCAGATCGCGCTTGATACTGCTGCAGAAAATTTTGGCGGCTTTTTCCAGCGCACCGGATCTGGATTGCAAGATTTCCTTGCAAACATGATCAATTGGGTTAACGCGAATAGTGCGCAAATTAAAAAATATGTTACAGATTGGGTGAATGCCGGCGCCGCAATATTCAAAGTTCTTTCGCAAATTGCTGGTGCATTTGGGCGCACTATGCAGCGCTTTTATCAATTAATGCAGGCCAATCCTGGCGTTGCACTAGGCAATGCAATAAGGCGTGGAATTTTTGGCGCCATGGGCGCAGGGCAGCCGCAATTTACACCGGAACAGCTTTTCCCTGAATTTGTTCCGCCTAAATTCGGTGGCGGCACTGGGGTTGACTTGTCTGGTGCCGGTGCAGACAGCGGTGACAGTAGAAAAGCAGCACGTGAAGCAGAGAAAGCGGCACGTGAAGCGCAGCGTGCCTATGAAGAAAACCTGCGCAATGCAATGCGCCTGCAGGACGTTGGCCTGCGTACGCTTCAGCTTGAAGAGCTGACGACGCTTGAAAGGCAGCGTCAAGAACTGGTTCGTCGCGATGCCGACAGGATTGAGTTTGCAATTCTTGATCTAAAGCAAAAACAATTTGGGATTGACATCAAGCAAACGCATCTAAATGAGACGAGAGAGCGCTTGGAGGATCTGCGTGTTCAGGGCTTGAAGCAGGGGCTTGATGTGTCTAAGACCGCAGAGGAAATATCTAGAAATCAGATTGAATATAAAGAGCTTCAACTGGAAGCGGAAAAGACGATCACAGAAGAGCTTCAGTTGCAGCTCCAAATTCTTGAGTCAATGGGTCTGACCTCGCAGATGCGCCAAGCTGGCCGTCGAGCTGGTCTTGGCGTATTTGAATTCGGCCAAGCTGGAGGCGGTGGCTTTGGCGGAGAGCAGTTGTACCAGCCTCAGGAATTCATGACGCCAGCGGCGCAGCGATTCCAAGAGATGCGAGAGCAGCTTAAAGAGATGATTTCGCTTGAGAATCAAGTATATGCTGGTGCCATGCAAATAGGTGAAGCATTCTCCAGTGCTTTCACTGAAACAATTACTGGTTCCAAATCTGCCAAACAAGCACTTGCCGACTTGATGGCATCAATTGGTAAGCATTTCTTAGATATGGCACAGCAAATTATCACGCAGCAAATTTCAATGATTCTTTATGGAACTGTCATGAGGGCGCTTGGCCTTCTTGGTGGCAGTACGGCGCCAAATTACAGCAGTATTTTTAGCACTGGCCAAGCTGGTTTCAATCCTTCAGTGTTTACAGGTCCAAGCCTGCTGAACGCCAAAGGAAATGTTTACGCAGCCAATGGCATTCAGCCCTTCGCTATGGGCGGCATCGTCACCAAGCCGACCTTCTTCAAATACGCAGATGGCGGCACCTTTAACAATGGCGTCATGGGCGAAGCTGGCCCTGAGGCGATCATGCCGCTCAAGCGTGGCGCTGACGGCAAGCTTGGTGTTGCCGCTCGCCTGGATGGTGCAATGAAGCGTTACCGTTCAACCCCCGGCAGTGCAGCCGCTGCAGCAGAAGGTG